TACTGTCAATCAACAGAGGCAGACTCAGTCCGGGTTGATTGACAGTAGGAGCATAGAAGCCCATGGTACGGTCAACCCCGGTTAAGGTACCGGCATTTACCTCTAACCACTGGAATGGATCAAACGTGGCGCTCTGAACTCCGAAACTATCGCCACTGTCTGCTTGCCATACACGGTCTGCATACCTAACCAGCGTGCCGTCATCATATAGAACATTAGCTTGCCATTCAACAATGTTGGATGAATACTGATATCTGTCGTATTTTATTGTGGTCTTGAGTTGACGAACCAGGCTATTGCCCATTACGACAGAAGCTGTGGCACCGTTGCCGTTGCCACCGACTAAAGTTATTATTGCAGTTGTGAGGTATCCGCTACCGTAGCTGTCAATATCAACTCTTACCACTTGACCCGCACTATTGATTACCGCAGTCATTGCTGCCGGAACCACACAGTCTCCTGTGATGACAACTTCTGGTGCTGTAGTATAGCCTTGGCCAGGATTGGTTATGACCACCGATTGCACACTCAGTAGATAATTGTTGTACCACTCGTTCCAGGGATTTTCTGTCCAGATAATAGCAGTAGCATCAGTGTCAGCATTGGGGTTACTTTTACTGTTGGCCGTTGAGCCAGTATACGGCAACAGCACAGGACTGATAAATTGCGGCACAACTAGACTGGTGTCATAAAACGCAGGGACGTCAAAGTCTGTCATCATGCCAGGATAAGCATCAGCACCGTTGTAGGACAGATTAAACTCGCGAATCTGTGTGTGATACGGCTTGACTTCTTGTATGTAATTCAGCACAAAGTCCTGGTTGTCTTGACGATAGGACTGATACGGTACTAGGTCACGAATCTTGTGATCAACATCAATCAAACTGGTTTTTATCAACCAGTCCGGTGCAGAAAATTCACTCATGATAAATTCAAACATCAAAATCAATGCGCGATTTCGATTGATAGCCAATTCATCGATGAACAACTGCTGGTTAATTGCTTGGATAATTTTACGTGTTTCGATTACAGGTTCTTGATCATAGTACTGTGCATCGAACACTTCGGAATCAAATCCAAATTTGCCAATGGCATAATCCCATAAAGCGGCACTGAACTCAATGGTGCCGTCTTCTAGTCCTACTCGGTCCCAGCCAAGTAGAGTGCGCTGATAGATTTCATACTTGCCTATTTGCGAGTTTGATACTTTGACACTGGAACCAACTGGTGCCACCGTTAGTGTCAGCTCTGACAGGCCAGCATAGTTGGCAACAGTTGCAACAGGATTTAGTGTGCTGTCGTAGCCAGGTGCGTACCAGTTGATGTAACTCCAGTAACGACTGGTGTCGTAATTTTGCACACGGATCAGTGTTAGTTCTTTGCTGCCAACCAGTGTGCCGGCTGTGACTTGATATATGGTCCAGAATCCTGAATTGCTGGAGTCTGTTGCCACTAGATATCGATAGCCAATTGAAACCAACGCTAGATTTTGATAACTCAGTTCAGTTAAATCAGCAACACGTAGATTCCAAGCACCGCTGCCAGCCGCTGGTTCAGGTTCTCTACTGTTGAGCAGAGCAAAACTCTTGGTTTCTGTGATTGGATAATTTGCCAATACTCGGTTAGCATAGCCAAGGTAGTTTTTCAACGCAGCGAATCGATCAACGAACATGCTTTGTCGAGGTCTAAACTCAACGCCATATCGTTCTGCTGGACTCAAAGATGTATCTGGCACAGATGCGCCAATCAAGTTGATTCCACTGAGACTGTCTTGCAGTTTTAAATACAAGTTTGCACTTAAGAAACTGTCAGCTACCCCGTCGGCAATCAGTTCGTATTCCTGATGCACATTGTCGTCGTTCTTGATACGATCATATTCAATGTGCAAGATTGTGTCTTGTGCAGAAATCAATGCATTCACATTGTACACTGCCACTGTGCTGGCGTTCAATGCGGCCAAATAAGAGATACCACTGGCTCGTGGATTTTCTATGTAGTTGGCAATGGCAGTTGTGCTGAGTTTTTTGCCAGCTACAGTGTTTACAGTGGCTATGTTGCGCACCCAATAATAGTAACGAGTGGCAAAAATGTTGTCGATGTTGAGTTCTGAGCGTGTGGTATAGCTCACTACACTCAATGGTGTTCCTGGACCTGTGTAGTTGGCAGGAGTCACATCACTTTCAATCCATTGGTAAATGTCCACACTGCTGCCAGGGAATACTTGACTCCATCTGCGACTGGCGTACACAATGTCGTCCTGGTTTGGATCAATGAATCGCACCAGGTTTGTGTCCCACCAAATTTGTCCCACTTTTGACTGGCCCCATGGATTGCCCACATTGTGTACTGGACCGTTGTTGTAGTTTGCAGGATCTACTGCGCCAATATAGTCAATGTTTTCTCTTGCAACACCAAGAATTTTTCCCTGCAACGGGTCAATGAAATCCAAGTAAGATGTAATTGTGGATTGCAATTTATCATACATGTAGATGGAATTCAGCAAGGTGATATCAACCACTGGTTGCTGTATGTGTTTCACTGTCCAGGCCGGCGTTCTATTGGCATTTTCAAACACGCTGACTCGTCCATAATTGGCGCTGCTGTCACCAAGATCACTGCCGGGCGAACCAATCAACAGTCTTCCAGTAACATAGCTGACAGCGGTGCCGTAGCGATCCAATTCAACAATGTCGCTGTCGTACATTTGTTGACCAAACACAAACTGCCCAGGATTAGCAACTGAGTCAGTTGAGCTGGGTAGATAGTCATATGTGTATGTTACTCCGCTCTGTACTAAAACAGTGGAAAACACTGTGCTGCGATCATCAAAGTAGGTCTGGTTGTTGTCAAATGTCACTGGCTGGTACAGATTGCCGTTGGGTGCGCCCACTACTAAATTGACTGTTTCAGAGCCGACAAACACTTCAGCACCAAAGTTTGCGCCTAGGGTTGGGTAAGGACTTGTTATAGTTTGAGTGTATGCATAGTTTAGAAATCATATGTCGCTGAATGCTGTGCCAATTACACCAGGCAACACTTCCAGTTTTGATGTTGTCAATGCAGCGGCAGAGTTGATGACACTTAAAGTTAAGATTCCTGAAACTACCCGTATACGAGCGCCACTACGAGGTGGAACAATAAAAGAAATGACGCCTGCGGTGTTGTTGTAGGTATAGTCAACATTGACCGTTTTCAACACATTGCCAACATAGACCACAGTGTTGTAGCTGGCGCACTGCGAATAGGTCACGCCAATGTCAAATGTTTTTGTAACGTCATCGCCAACAAAGAAAAGATCATCGGACACTGTGGCACGAACATTGGGAACACCAACACCTTCATTGGCTGCGTTGATGGCGCTGGCTAGTCCAGCAACATTGTTGCCGGGTAAAGATACTCCATTGTTGACATAGTTGGCCGGAACTGCAATTTCGTAATTGTCAACACGCAAGGTGTCACCAACAGTCAGCACAGGGTTTGCAACAGTTGATGTTATTACTCCATACACTCGTGCTTGATTTACATTTCGTTGTACACTGCCAGCGCCAATGTAGACCTTGCCGTCAGCTGGTGCACCGCTGTATACACTGCAATTGTTTGAACACATGTCCACTGCGGTGCCAAATTGTGCTTCGTCAAACGGAGTTTTGATTGTGATCTCTTGTACTGCTTGTAATATGTTGCTTTCAATTTCAATTATGTCGCCCACTGACAGTGTCAAATTGCTGCCTAACACCACTTGACCACCGGTCACAGTGAATTGACCACCTAAGATTTGATCGCTGTTTTCTAAGAACTGATTGTTGACCAAGACCGACACTGGTTGTGCATATCCGGTAGGCAATGCAAAAGTTTTCACTGCGGTTTCGCCAATGCCCACTTGATAGCGTAACACGCTACGATCATACACATAGGTGCTGCCGGAAATCAATCCGCTGTTGGACTTTCTTGGTGCGCCAATTATTATTTGTCGACCGTCAGTAGCTGTTGCTACACTTGTACCGAAACGAGATCCTGTTGGACCAGTAATTGTGCCCAGATGTTTGAAATGTGTGCCGGCTAAAACTGTAACTGTACTGCCCGATGCTGGAATAGTAGAAGGTGTAAAAGTCAACACAGTTCCAACAAAGGTATAGTCCATGTGCGGACGCTGTAAAATATCGCCGACTGTGACACTAAATGCATCAATGTTGGTAGCTGTGTACAGCACTGGTGCCAGATCAAAGGTAGCTCTAGTTCCAGTGCCTGCAAATTTTGCCTCCATATTGCGCACTATGGTAATTGGCAAATCTTTAAACGGTGCAGAGTTAAACACCACTGCTGTTGCGCTTAGTGTATAGTCAACTCCGTAGCTTTGCAGTGTGGTGTTGACCAACACAGATATCTGTCCAGGCTGTGCTAGATCAAAATTGAGATTGTCAATGTAGTTGAATGATGAAGTAACACCGTCGCCAACGTAGTTTACCTGCTGAATTTCTTCGTCTACACGACCGTATGCATACACTGCATTTTGAGCAGGTGCGCCAACATACGCCCATCGTTCGTCTTTGCTGATGACCACTGCGGAACCAAAACTGCCTGCACTGAGTGCATGGTCCGGTGCAATCAGCAGTTGTGTTTGCAAAAATACATTGCTGGCAGGTGCTCTATAAATTATTGCCGCATAGCCAGCGCCGCTGCGACTGAGCGGCGCACCAGCAATGGCCCAGGATTGATATCCAATATCTAATGCGCTGCCGTAGCCCAAGGTGTCAGGCGCAGACAGTTGCAGTATTGGATTTTCTTGGTAGGTGTTGTCTCGCCCACGTAGATAAGGATATATTCCACCAGTGACGCTGTACCCTGGAGCTCCTACCAGTGCTGCAATATTTTCGTATGCTTGTGCAATACTGGTGCCGTATCCAGAATTGTTAATTGAGGCAGCTGAATCAAGTGAATAGCTAGGAGCAAAAACGTTTTGTTTTTCCAGTACTTCCCATTGACCAGCACCGTTGTTGTCAACCCAGGCCAATGCACCCGGTGTCAAGTCGTTGGCATAAGAGAGTGTACCAACATCACTGGCCTGGGCCACACGCATGGTATCAAGATAAAATGCCAGTCCTGATCCGTTTATAGCAGTTTGATTGCCATTGGGGAATTCATATGCAATGGTAAGAGTGGTCGGCTTGGGAGTGCTGAGAACACGATACACACCGTCAACTGATGCATCAAAGTATCTGATGATCAGTAGATCTCCTGGTGCTCGGTCGTGTATCTCTGTAAATGTTACTAGACTGGTGCCATCAAGGTTGTCAGTGACACGAGTAACTTGTCCAGTGACTTGTGTGGCACGGTACACGTTCCAATCAAAGCTGTTGGTTTTTGCTACCCAGATTCTTGTACCATTGCCAATGCTGTCGATAGCAGCAGAAATGTTGCTGGGATCATCTAAAGAAAACACTGTTATATCAACATCGTCAACATTGACATAGCCAGCAGTGGGCAACACAGTGTCAGTCACAGTGACAGTGGTAGTGGTCAAGAAGTCAGGAGACGTTAGTTTATAACTTTCTCGCCACAGATCATTCAGCAGTATGGTCTGATTGGCCAGGCTTGATTCACCGGGTTCTATCACCTGCACTGTTGAAGGATCACTTTGCAACAGTGCTTCATTCAATCTCAACTCAACATAACTGCGGTTTGCATTTGCACCATAGGTGCCACGGCGTACTGCCCAGTTTTCGTAAATTTGATAATCTGCAGCTTCTTTGCCTAGGTTGGCCCCAGTGAAGATTTCTGCACTCAGTATGGTGCCTTTGCTGCCAATGAACTGTTTGTACAAATTGACTTGACTGGTGTCGTCTAGATTCAGGGCTGCCATGTACTCTCTTGGCTGGAAACCAATCAGGCCATAGCTCAATAGATCGTTGTCGCTTTCAAGGTTGGCAGTTTGTGTGTCATAGCTGTTGGCCAATTGGTCTGCCTTGTTGGCAATGTTGGGCAAGAGACCTTTTTGTATTTTGGTATAGTCACTCTTGACCCAGTCAGCATAGGCAAATTCCAACTTGGGCTGAATGATGCTCTGTGCAGACCAGTAGTTGTTTTTGTAGTTGACAATTTCGCCTTTGGCGTACTTGCGGTTTGGTGCCCACAACTGCACGTTGTCTTGGTTCAGCACAAAGCCCTGTGCATCCAGTGTTCCGTTCCACTCGGTTGTGGTAAATGCTGTCACATACACACGATTCTGTCGTGCTCCGGTAGCAGGATTGTAAATCAAGTCAGCAAAAATACTGACGTTGTTGAGTACCACAAGATTTTCATAGCTAACAAACTGTATTTTTGCATAGGCAATCGACTGATTGTTTGCACTGGTCACAGTGAATCTATTTTCCAAACGTTCAATTATGAGATTTCTAGCATCAAACGGAGTACGGTTTTGATCCAGCAACATGTTTTCTGGATTTTGTACAGTGATGTTGTCGACCACTGCGCCAGGACGTTCTGCAGTCAATTGAATTGCAGCCGGATTCAGGTTGATCAAGCTGTTGGTGTTCCAGCCTTGGTTGGCCCAGTAGAGAAACTCATTGGCCATCTGTTTCCAGTCCAGAGTATAGCCATTTTCTCTAGTGTCAAACACCATGCCCTGATATTTCAAGTATTCGCCATAGCTCAGTAGAAAATCTACCACTGATGACTGATTTGCAAATACAAATCCATAGGGTACCTGCACAATGTCATTGGTGTACTGCTTGGGTACACGCACTGTAGAACCGCCAGCACTGACTGTTTGCAACTGCCCATTGGCACGACTTGCAAAAATATTAAAGTAGGGATCTGTAGTGCTATAACCCAGTACTGCATATCCAGCATCAGTGATCTGAACAATCACTGCACTGTAGGCCACTGAGCTGAACGGTGAGTTTTTATACAGCATCAAGTCGTAGCTTTCATCTGGCAACAGCAGACTTGAGTTCAAACTGTTGGGACTTGATCGTTCAGTGTAGATTTTGAGATATTGCTTGTCAGTAAAGCTGCCGGTTCTCCAGCACAGTCTTACATCAAGATTTGACAATACTGCTTCCAGCGTTAGAGTTGAATTAATACCCAACTGCTGATTGTAATCTACAATCCAGTTGATGTAACTGGCCTTGCTGACTGGAATAACTGCACCAGTTACTGCGTTGATATGACCGCCATAGACTTGTACTCCGTTGGCATCCAGTCTGTAACGACCGTTGTAGAGATATTGATCAAATTCCGTGTTGTACTTGTACAGATCTCGATCTGCAAACAGGCTGAAGAATTTTGCCGGGCGTGTCAATGCCAACAATCGCATCACAGCAAATGGATAGCTGCTGCTGGTCCACCAGGCAGCTTCGGCTGGACCGCCGTCGCCTACTACCCAACTCTTTCGCCAAGCGTTGGGATCATATTGGCCTACAACACTGTTGATTGGTGCCAACAATTGACCTTCTGTGCCAGTTGGTATAAAGTAGGTTGATAGATTTGGTCTTACAAATCTAGGATCAACATAAGGACCATCTGGGTCTGCCACAAAGCCGGCTTGGATGTCGTCCCACAGCACCAAGTTGTCTTGTGTATAGGGTGCAGGACCGTAACGAGTTTCCCACCAGGTAGGCTGTTGTGAGAAACCCAGCATTTCCCAAGGCGTGTAATTGGGATTCAGTGTGTCATAGAAATATCTGCTGATGCCGCGCCAGGCACCCAACAAGGGTAGATTTTTTTCTTTGTCGCCGGCTTGACTGTAGTTGTAAGTGAACGCATTGTCAGCAAGATATTGTTGAGTTTTGTAATCTATCTTGTTCTGCCCAATCCAGGTCAAAAAGCTCTCGCCCAAGATAGTGGTAATTTCTTGCTGTGTGTAATCAGTGGTGCGGAAATAGCCAGGAATCACTTCTTCTGGCGTCAGTGGAACTGGATTGCCTTCAGTCTTTAAGTTGTTGAAAATTCTGTGTTCAAATTCCAACAGGATGTCGTCGCGAATATCGCCAAAGGCCGCAGTGATGCTGCCGTCGTGTCCGCGAATGACCATGATTGGTCTCACATAGTTTTCGTCCAAGAACATTTCAGGTTTGTAGGCAGCATACAGTCCCATTTTGGTAGGAGTGTTGGGCACAAAGTTGCCAGTGGTAGTGGCATATTCTCGAACAGTAACAGTATCGCCCACAGACAAGGCAACTGTGACAGTGATCAACGGACTGTCAGACGACACTGTATAATCGTAATTTAAAGTTAATAACCTATCGTTTAGATATACCAACAGTCCTAAAAAGTTAGCAGACGTAAAATCGTAAGTTTGCAGTGTGTTAAAAGTGCCAGTGGTGATTGGAGATACAGTGTAAACAGTATCAGTATAGACATTGCTGCTTGGCAGCATGTCGCTGTAGAAAAAACTGTTTAGATTTGTTTTGCCAGTGTTGAGATCTGTCACAATGCTGTCAAGAATCTCACTAGTGGTCATTGTGCCCCATTCACTGCGAATGGCATTTTCCAACATTCTATTTTTAAACTTGTTGTATTCTCTATCGTTGAATTCCAATGATTTAAAAACATTGTATTCGCTGCTGCGCATGAAGAAACCTGCCAGCGTCATGGGCGCACTTTGTTGCAGGATAACTGTGCCGTAACGACCAATGTTGCCTAGGTCGCGAGTGTTGTTGGGGCCGTTGATGTCGCCGGCAAAATTTATTAGATTTTGCGCAATGCTTTCGTAGTGTGACCTTACTGTGCCCAGTGTGAAGTCAGGACTGTTGACGTTGAAAGGATTGTTTGCCAAGTTGATAGGCACCTGGAAGAACCCGTTGTCACTGGGCTGATTACTCAATACCTGCACTTCAATTATTGATCCTGGAGTATAGATATTGTTCAGTACCACTGTGGTAGTGGTACTGGTACGAGTAACAGTATATTCAGATGGCAACACAAATTTGCTACCCACATACAGTTGCATGGCCGGAACCACAGAATTTTCAGGTATAGCAATGTTGAATCTCAGCGGGCTTCCGTCGTAAGTGAACTGGAACTGCTGTCTAATCAAACTGGGAGTTGCGCCAACTTTCCAACCCAATTGTCGCTCGTATGCAACACGATTGCTGTATTGATACGCAAAGCCTGCACTTACGTTTTCTGTAATTGCAGTGTTGCCAACCACATAGATAAAGGTGTCTGTGTAGAAATTATTATCAAACACAATATCACCAATGTTGTTTAAACTTAGGTAGCGCAGTGGCACACCCAACACAGTGTCGGCTACTCCGGTACCAACAGCATAGCTGAACAATTTGGTGCCGGCAAAGGTAGTACTGGGATATTTGGTAGTGTCGCTAAAGCTGACACCAGCGGAATCATACACCTCGAACAACGGTGCTTGGTTTGTTTTTGTTTTCTGTTGGGCGTACTTCCATTCAACACCGTCAAAATAATAACTGATTCCTTGTTGTGTCAGGCCATTGAGATTGACCACTGTTTGATTGACCAGTGCTTCGGCATCTGCAGCCGGAACCAAGTTGATAATTGGCTGTGCAATTATTGGCGATTGTGTGTCAGGTTTAATAAAGGTTACTTCATAAACTTTATTTCTAACTTGCGGATTAGTGTCTGCTGCAAAGATAACTCGAGTACCTTGAACAAATGAATATCCATCAACACTGTAGCCCAATGAGCCATTGATGTTGCTCATTGCATCTGTTTCTTCAAAGTCTACAATATTAACTGGCTGTATGCCTTGGCTGCCAAACTGATATAACTGTGTGCCTGCATAAAATTCAATAATAGGACGTTTGGCTCGTTGTAGATTGTTCAACACCGGCACTGTGTTGTTGTAGGCTGCGGCAGCGGTAATTACATCAATGTGAAACCAGCGATTGCCGCGTGACCATGCATTAAGATCCGGGCTGGCACGGTTGATGGTAAGGTACTCCGGCAGCAGCGGCATGTTCAATGTGTAATCGTAGTTTCCAATGTCAAACGGCAAGCTGTCGTAGGGAACAGGAGAATTTTGAGTGAACGGCTCAGGAGTTATAAAATTGCCCACTGGCAATAGTCGGATCGCAGTACCCACACCTTCAACATAGTATTCTTGATTTTCGTATTCGGCAGGCACTGTGGTGCCGCGGAATTGTACCTTGAGACCGTTGGTAAATGTAACACCGTTTGAACTTATGTAGTTGGGTTTTCCAATTATGTCACTGATGTAAGTGGTGGTTGCGTTGGTCTGGTCCAGCAGACGTATCTGTCCAAAAATACCAGGATCAGTGCCGTCTTGGTAGTACAACACATCTTTTACTGCGGTCAACAAAGGAATTTCTTCAAAGTACCCGGAAGCATTTTTATACCAGCCAGTGTTGGAATATTGGATTCCAAATGCAATGGTAAATTTTTCCAGATTGGTCACTGACCGTGACTCGGTCAATTGTATATACTGTTGACCTCCAGATGTGGTCACATAGTTTATTTGCCACACACTGTAACGTTGATTCTGTGACAATGGAACAGCCTGAGCAAATGTAGTGGTATCAAATCCGCCCAAGCCTTGTTGACCCGGTAGCAATGGATCATACTGGCTGATATTTTCCCAGCTGTCTGCATCAACATCGTTGCTGGTGTTAAGAAACACCACAGTGCGCCCATCTAGGTTGGTTATGCCATCAATGCCAGTCGGGTAGTTGGCAAAAAACTCAGACACAAACACATTGTTGATCTGACTGAATGTGAGGTTGGTGGCCAAATCAACACTGCCGATGCTGGTCAAGCCGTAGTAAAAACTCTGTGCAGTGCTCAAGGGCACATCGAATTCCACTGTGCCAAGATCTTCGCCGTTGTTGATTACACCCAGCACATCTCTACTGGAAATGTTGGGTGACCAAGGTAATACGCCATCAACACCAGGTTCGGCCTGAATCCAAAATCCTGGTCCAGTGCCAGGAGTTCCGTCAACAATGGTCAACTGTCCCTGCATGTTGAACTGTGTTTCACTGGCGTAGTACAAAGTGTCAGGTGCATCCTGTGGCACAGTGAATGTGATATTTCCAGTGTTTGCACCATTGCGACTCACTCCCGTGTTGTAGGGATCGGTACGACCTTGAGTTGGTGCTGTTTTGATCCAGAATGGAGACACTACATCGAGATTTAGATTAAACACATAGGTGTTGCCACGTACCAGTGTCAGTGCTGGGTTTGGCATGTAATCAATAATGTACGATGCTGTGCTGCTGGCAGTGACTCGATAGTTTACTGTTTCTTTAGAATTTTGTGCTACATTGAATGTGTAATTGCCATTGCGTAACAGAGTCAGTGTGGGATTGTCTCCAATGTACCCAGAAAAATTGTATACGCCGTTGGTTCTGGTCACAGTGTATTCGGCCTGGATTGGAATTGTTGTGCCGCCTACACTTACGGCCAGTGGACCATCTGGCAGCCAATAGTATTGACTGTAATTTACAAACTTATCAAAGTCAATTTGCGGGTCCCAGGTATAGTACTCGCTGGTGTACAGTCGCTCGCTTTGATCAACCACTGCACCTTGCGTAGACAATGCATCCGTGATGCCAGGATAAGTGACAACATCTTTGACAGCGTCAGAATCAATTTTTCTAAAAACAACACCAGGCTCCAGCTGATAATCAGTGCGACTGTCAGTTGGCTCAACCACATATTTGTCGTCGGCATTGACTCCTGGGCCCACTCGTCGACCAACATAGCCCTGAGTCTTTTTAAACTTGGGTTCTTGAACCAGCTGATCCAGTGTAGCCGATAAGAACTGCTTGTTAGTGGATGTTTGAAATATTTCAGGTAAAAAATCTACCGTTCTTACTTTGGCCATTAAATCACTCCGCTGCCTGGGGCAGTTCTAAGGTTTGTGCTGGTCAATGCTTCGATCACTTGAATATCCGCCACTGTGGCAGCATTGACAAAAATTTCATTTGGAGCAGACCTAATTTCATACAGGTCGCCAAAACTCTTTTGCGGGTTCAACGGAACCAATACCACTGAACTCACAATATCACCAATATTCTGATGTAGATATCCTGACAGCTCTGAGAAGTAGAACGTGTCGCCAAAATTCCAATTTTCAATTGCAAAATAACTGTTGATATTGGCCACTACCAGGCTCTTGATTTCACTCACTGATGCAGTGGATCCGCTGGCACGAATGACTTTGATTGTTGCTCGCAACTGTGCTGCTGCCTTGGCTCCAAACAACGGCTTGAATGTCACAGAGTTAATGATCATATTGTCTGAAATCATTTTATAGTCTTGTAGCGCAGAGTACTCAGCTGTCAAGGTGTCAATGGTAGGAACGTCAGGCATGGGAATTGTGCCAGTTGAGTCCACGATGTAATTTCGATAAGCTGTGTAATAGGCCTGTGTGACAACATATATGTCAATGATATTGGTTGATCCAGGATCAATTCGATTGGTCAGTGGACTGTTGTGTCGATATTGAAAATACAGGCCTTGGCGCCCAACTCGAGTTATGTACTCAGAGGTAGTGATCAAAGTAGTGGTACCTGTGGCTGTCAGTGCCAGCACATAAAAAGCCGGCTCAGTAGTGTAGGAGTTGGTTGTGCTGTTGTAGACTCCGTAGGCATAAAATACCTGGCCAACTATGTACTGTGCTTTTTCCACTTCGATATCATCAAGTGTAGCGTATTGATCGTTGACTATGCCAGGCTCAACCAACAGATATCTTTCAAGATTGTCAAAGTCTACCACCTGCTGAAAAAATACTCGTTTGGTCAGTGCATTGGCGTTGGGTGCAACAATGGTATCAAAGAAATCAGGATCGTCTGGAACACCATCGGCATCACTGTCTTGCCATGACACCAACACTTGATAATCGTCCACATAGCCATCGGGCTGCACTGGTTGATCAATGATACGCATGGTAACATCAGTTTCCAACGGCAAGTTTGAATCTGGTCTGCTGTTGGTTTTTAAAACCTTAACAAAGTCTCGTATGGTTGTGCCGGTGCGACTGTCATAGATCTGCTCGTCGCCGTAGAAGAAAAATCGTGTTTGTAACACACTGCCAAAATAGTAGTTCAGTGCTCGAGAAGTAACTGTGTATGATTCACCGTCAGTGATAAACTGCACAAACCAGCTGGCATCAAGATTTGCCCCAGACGTGTCGCCGGCAAATGTTTGACTCCAGTCTGCGTCAACTGCCAGGTTGGTTGATGTGATCACATACCATGTATTGGTCAAGTTGTTGTAACCTAGACCAAAATTGCGATACAACTCAATCTGTTGCAGAGCACTGCTGCGAACATCGCTGCCAAGATCGGTCAGGAACAACGGAATAACTAGATTACATATTGCGCCAGTGGGCACATAGTTGTTGAGTACCACTGGACCAACACCGTTGCTGAAATTGCCTGCTCCTTGGTTTGTACCGTCAAGATAGATGGCTGTGGCTGCGGCCCAGATTATTAATTTTTCATCTGCACGAGTAGGAACTCCCAGTACCAATCGATTGTTGGCGTCAAAGTAATAGCCGGTGGGTGCTACAAATTTAATCAAGCTGCCGGTCTGCACATACTTCATGTTGTTACTGGCGTAGATGCCCAGCGACACTGGGTTGCCAGCAGAATTTTTAAAGTAACCGGTAGTTTCATTGGCCAAAGTAGTGCTTTGATTCCAACTCACTGCCAGTGCAGAAAGAGAAGGTCGCGGATAGTTAGCATAGTAAAACTGTCGAGCAGCATCACTGGTCAACGTCACTTCAACTCGGTTGGTAATTACATCACTGATTTCATTGGTGGTTAACCAACTGAACAGGAACGTGGGCAAATCATTGTATTCGTACAGGGCACCATCGCTGCCAAATGTATTGGTGGAAGAATATTTTCCAGTGTTGTCCACTAGATCCAAGTATCTACTGGTGCCAATACTTGCACGATTCAGGGCCTTGCTTTTGATAATTGAATTGTAAGCTGTGAACGGAAAGTTGTTGTAGTCCTCGCCGTTGACCATGCGGTTCTGTGTATAGTACCTGGCAGGAGCACGTTGCTTGATCTCGTCCAGTGTTTCACGGGCCAAAGCATTGCTCACCGGTTCAGTGATGCCGCAGTTCAGAGTCATTGTTTCTAGCTGCCCAGAACGACTTACATAGCTGATGCTGAGCAAAACATTTTGCATTTCTTCTGGATTGATAATGTATTGCAATCCGTTTGATGCACGAACGTAGGCACGGAACAGGCCAACAGGAATCTCAGAGAACACACCATCACCAAAGTTCATGGTGATTTGATCACTGGCTCTACTGGTCACTGAATACAATGGGCGCAGTGCAGTCTGCTGTTCAACTGCGGCAGTGTAGACACTTTCAACAAATTCCCATTCTCTAGCAATAGAACCAACGTTGTCTAACTGATATAACCAACGGTCTGTGTTGTTGACACCTTCAATGTTGATGTTGACTGCGCGGTTGGCAATGCGTTCTGGCAGATTAAAATCTTGATTTTGCAACACGCCTTGTTTGAACAAAAAGAAAAATCCTGTGTTGGCAGAAGCAAATCCCAACTGGTCGTTACGGAACAACATGTTGAATTGACCATTGGGACGAGGACTGGGTTCATACACATACCCACGACCACTGGCTGTGCTACTCACTGCTTCAAACGGCATATTGACACCATCAATAACAGAGCTGTACGGAATCACTGGCAGAAATCCCGGTAATAGGTTAATGGTATATTCGTCTGTGCGGATTCCGTTGATGGTGGTTCTATTGCCGGGACGTCCGTAGCGTTGTGTATTGACCAAGGCAGCATTTATAATAGCAGTGAACTGTTCTTGCCAATCAAAGTTTGTTGGGTCAGCCCAGTTTACTGTGATGTTGGCCAAGTTGATGCCGTTGTAGTCAACTATGTTTTCTGTAGTTTGAATTGAAAATACTTTAAGATAGCCCGACGCTTCTGTGTTGCGCTTGGGAGTATAGCCTACCAGGTTGGCCAGCTTGACAACACTGTCTCTACGTTCAGCAGTGTCCAGGTAGTTTTCGCGTGTGTTTAGGTCTGTGCGGAAGGCCAATGACTGACCCATGAATGCCATAACATCCAGCAAGGCAATAAATTCACTTGATTCAATATAGTCATTGAATGTTTCTGGGTAGTATAGTCGTATGTAATCAACAAAACTCTTACGCAGAGTTTCAAAGTCATAGCTTTGGAAGTCGGCTTCGCGGTAGGTCTGGTAGATTCTTTTCCAATCCTCTACACCAAATACCGTGGTTTGTCTAGTAGTTTTTGCCATAATAATCCATCTTGTAGGTTATTTATGGCAAAAATAAACCGCCCAGTTTATGTTTAGGCGTAGCTGGCAGTGCGAGTTTGTTGATCAAAGTACAGTGTCAAGAACTCTGTGGTCTGGCCTGGCACCATCATCAGTTCAATTTGTACCAATATGCCTTCGTCCTGGGGAAACAGTTCAGCAGATTCAATATAGATTCTTGGATCCAAGCTGGCCACACGCTGTATTTCAGCCAATATTGCACGTTCAGTGTCTTGTGTTTGATTTTCAAACAGATAACTCCAGATTATTGTGCCGTAGCCAGGGCGACCCACCAGCTGACCTTGCTGTATGTTGAATGCATTTAGCAAGTCGCGTTTGACTAACTCAAAGTCTACCAGAGTAAACTTTTTTGTTTGCCCAATTGTGTTGAAACCTATGAATGTTGTCATGGCAGTATTTAACCTATTTTAATATTGGATTTAACTGCTGCCAGCAGTGAATCAGGCGATCGACCAACTCTGCTGAGTAAATTTGAATCTGTTCCAGAGTAAGCTGTGCTTAATGCACCAGTTAGTTTACCGGCTGTGCTGCCCAGTGCACCGCCTGCTAATCCACCTATGCTGCCTGCTGTCAGCCCACCTAATGCACCACGGGCTTTGGACAATAGGCCGCCGGCATCTAGTCCGCCCGACAGTAGTCCTTTGGCTTTGCTGGCAGCACCAGTCAATGCGGAAGTGTCAATAGACTGAGGGCTGAAGTTTGGCAAGGATATTTTATCGCTACCAATCAGTTTACCAGTTGCGGCGTTTAGCGTAGATCTGTCAATGGTTCCTTTAAAGCCAGCTGCTGGCACAATGCCGGCTACAGCAGCAGGCAATTTAAAGTCACTGAAGTTGACTGCAAACTGACCTTGTTTGGCCAACGAGTCCATCTGAGTTTTAGGCAGTCCAGCGCCGGACAATCGATTAATTGCACCGCCAAGCACACTACCGGCCGCCCCGGCCGCTGCACCTGCTGTACCGGCTGCACCTTTGGCCCAGGCCACTGCATTGCCAACACCAAACTTACTTGCATTTGCTAGTAGGCCGCCAAGTTCTGCTGTACCTCTGTTGGCCAACGACGAAACATTGGGTAAATTGCCGGTAATATTATTTTTTAATGCGCCAGATAGTCCACCACTTAATGCACCGGCAGCACCAGATAGTCCACCACTTAATGCACCGGCAGCACCAGATAGTCCACCACTTAATGCACCAGTTAGCTTGCCAGCCGCGCCTGTTAAATTGCCCGCAATGTTGCTTAATCCGGCAGTGGGCAAATTACTTAATTCTTTAGGGGCTGATACTAGACCAGCAGTGGCTGACACTAAACTTTTTCCAGCATTGGCCGCTGCATTGTACAGTTGCCCGGTGGGGGCCTTTTTATCTGTGCCCGGAGTTACAATTTGTCCTGTTTGAACCAAAGTGTCGTAGCTGGATTTAATCAGTCCTAGTTGTATTTTATCTTGCAAAGGTGAATTTTTTAACAGGCCTGTTACAGAAGTAACTCCGTCTTTGCCAGTCCATACACTGGGACTTTTTAATACAGAAGTTAAACTATTCATTGTGAATTTCCTAAAAATCTAGCAGTGGTTCCACATTTTAGGTAACCTGCATCTTCTAACTGTTGCGCACTTAGGCCATACTTGCCAACTCCCAATTCGTCTGTTATTACATCAGCTGGCTGACACACTGATGCAGCAATGGCAGCCAAGATAGCCTGCACCTGTGAGCTAGACAGTGGGCCAATGTTTTCAGTAACTGTGGTTTGATCCACATAGTCTGCTATATCAATACCGTTGTTGATTGGAACATCTGTCAGCACAGGCAACGAAGATATAATTACTTGGTTAGGCCCAAGGGTGCCACCGGGTGTTTCGCCTGGTGGGACACCAAGAGCGCCGCCGTTATAGATGGCCAACAGTGGAATATCTGGAACACCCGCTGTTCCTCGATTAAGACGAGACTGATTAAATTCAATCAAGGTACTTTCAAATGACTGCAATTGATCGCCTGGACGCAAGCCAACAAATGCACCAGCTGCCAGCTGTTCAAGATAAATTTTTTCTGCCTGCTCCACAGTAGAACCAGGCGGACCGTTCAATGTAAACAACAGTCCATTGGGTAAAGCAAATGTAAACTTGGCCATCGCTGTTATCCTTTCACCGTGCCAGACCAGCCTGACGGTATTGACGGAGTATCAGGTGGAGTGGTTGGCTGGCCTTCCTCCATGGCCACTTCCACATCCACTCCTTGATTGTGAAATGGCCATGGTTCGTGCGTGGGCGCTCGTGTCACTATGCTTTCTAAACCAGTGGCTGAAATTTGCCAGCCAGTGGCATTGTTAAATTCTGTGTCGGGCATCACACGTTTTTCTAATTTAACAGGAGGTTCCACAGTTTCAGCAGACCCACCATTGAGATCAATGCCGCCGGCTTGCAGTACCATGGCGCCGCCAGCATTCCAAGACCCATTGTTACTGACTATTGCAAGACTGCCACTGGCAAGCACCGCAATACGAGCCTTGCTGTACAAGGTCATTTCGTCAGTGCTGGATACGTTTAACTTTTTTTCAGTTTCAATTGTTGTGCCCAGCATACTTTTCATGTTGATTGTGCCTTTTGCAAACATGTTGATATCTTTGTCTGCATGCAGGTTAATTGTGCCTTGTGTTCGCACGTTAACTGAGTTTGTGGCATACACATCAACTGTGCCTTCTTGTCCAAACTCCAGCCATGTTTGTCCATTGGCATGAACAATATAAAAGAAATTGCCATCATCACTCATGGTGATTTGATGTCCGCCACCAGTGCGAATTCTTACCAATCTGTCATTGCCTTCTAAATCGCCATCGTCCAACACAATACTGTGTCCACCTTTACGACCAATAATGTTTATGTCATTGTCAGTGATTGATCCAGCAGCAATGCGTTTTTTAATATCAGATTCAGACAAACCGCCTTGATACACAGCGCGACCAGGGGTGCTGACACCAAACACAGCACTGGGACTTTCGCGTTGGCTGGTTGACCCAATGGGACCACGCTGTTGATCTGCCAGTGTGCCCTGTTGGAACATTTCTGCGGCTATAAAACTGTGTACAGGTTTGGGTTGATTAAAAAATTTTGGATTGTCGCTGATCTTGAGATTGTTTGGATTGATCTCTGTCACTGGCAATACCTTGGCACCGTTGTAGTAGCTTTTCTGATCGCTGTTTTCTATATCAAATGCCTTGCTTGCGCCAATTGCCGGAATCATGTGTGTCATACCAGCATCAGGAATGCAACCTATGTAAAATCCAAAGTTTGGATCGCCTCCGGCAAATACTACCAACACACTGACTCCAACATCAGGCGGCGTAAACCACATGCCGTAGCTTTGCGGATTGCCATCCAGGTAGCCACCTACACCGTCAGTGTTGCCTTTTTTACCGGGCTGTGGCGGTGTTGCACCGTAGAACGACGGACAATAACTCACTGTGCGCCACAGTGTTTTATCTTCAGGATCTGGGCCAGCAAACTGCTCAATGTAAACTTGTAACCGTCCTTGTCTAGTGGGGTCAACGTTGTTTTTTACCACTCCGATGAATGGGCCAAATTCCGCCGGTGTGCCGCCACGATTAAATCTATAATTTTGCGCAACGCCTTCGTCTCTGATAATATTATCTGCCATTATTGATCCTTAGCAATCAGTTGGTTAGGTACTCGGATTCCTGGCAATGCCGAACCACTATAATTATTTGTTCCTGCCGACGATGCAGTTCTGGCTGCTGCCAGCGCAGCCGCATCGGTGCCTCCGCCTCTTCGTACTTGATTGTAAATTGGTGTGCCACGCAGTGCATTGTCTGACAAATTGTCACCATTGGTTGCAGGAGACAGTATTTGTTGAACTCCTTTTGCCAACGACGATGTTGGGGTGGGATTGGTCACCGACGACTTCAATCGCTCAGCAAATGTAAGAGTTTGTGGCAACGGACGTACACCTGCATTGTTAGTACTAGGGGTCTGTCGATCATTAGTAACATTGGTTGAAACAGGTGCAGGTTCTAACAGATCAATAAATGTACCGGTAAGCACCTGTTCAAACTTGCCTTTGAAAAATCTACTGGTTACCTCTGATGCCTTGTAGGTATAGATTGCCTGTGGTTTGGCAGCAACGTTGGGATTTGCCAAACCAGTTCCGGTGAGGTCATAGTCTACTCCAGGATTCCATTGCACATCAAAAATAATTTCTTGTGCATCAAAATTGATGCCACCGTCAGCATTGAATGGACTAAAATCAAAGTTTTTGCCACTGACTCCAGTAGCTGCCTCGCCCTGTTGTATCCATGCAGGATCTCCCACTATGGTCAGAGTGCAATTGCTGATGTCGGATTTACTGTACAGATAGTCAGCAGCCGATGCACCAATGGCATTGGCTTGTTTTTCTGCGCCCTGAGTATTGCTTGCGGCCACTGCGGCCTGATATTCTCTTCTTGGTGGCAACTCTCTATTGTTTGCTCTTCTAGTTTCGGCCAGGACATCTGGATTGGTAAATGTCTGATGATACAAATAATTAAACTCTTGTTCAAATTTTAACACCTGCGCATTTTGACCAGTAAACCAATATTTGTAACTCTTGTGACGACCACGTATTTTTCCTTCAGGAAAATATTCACTTATCATACTGTTTATAGGATAAGTGGATATCACGTATTTGATTTTTTTTGCAAAATCTCCGCGCTTTCTGTCAAATGGCAATATCGCTGTGGTCTGCACTGAAATTTTATACCAGGCCAAATTGCCCAATGGTTTTTGTTCTTTGGGAAGACCTGTTACTTCATCGTTGATCAGTTTGGCCTGGTCAGCAATGTATGTGCTGTTTTTCAAAATCTCATTGAGAATAAGCACAATCGGAGTGCCAGCCTGATAGTCAAATGTTCTAACACTGTAGTCAGCAGAGTTGCTTTCAGGATTGATAACGTCAGACGGCTTTTTTGTCTGTTGCATTGGAACTTTTGTTTTGTTGGGCTTGCCTCCCTTGGTGACACGAGAGTCACCCAGTGCCTCGGGTGCAAATTCTATGCTGTATTGATTGGCCTGCTCAAATACACCATTTTTGACCAACTCAGCTTCGGTGTTGTTCAACGACTCTACCAGTCCAATGGCAATATTTTTGTTTATACTGGGTGCGGCATTGGCCTTGGGCGGTGCCGAGTCAGCAGTTTGTGCGGCGCCCGCGGTTTGGCCCGGTCGAGGAACGCTGGGATTCGCCAGAGCGACGCCGGCAGCAGTGTTTGCAAATCCTGGTAGTGTTGCCATTAGTTAGGTCCAACTCCATTAATTTCAACGCGGAATGGTTCCGGAAGTCCCGCTGTGGTCTGCAATTGACCGCCATCACTGGAATCTGGACGCGGCGCCGGACTGTCAAGGCCGCCAGCACTGGGAGTTGATATTCTTCCATCATCTGGGGACACAGCAGCAGGGCCAGAGCCTTTGGTCATTAGGTCTTTGACAGTTGCCCCAGTTATTTCAATGTTGGATTTGATCACGCCGCGTGATGTGCCAAATGCGTCTAGGTACGGGTCTGCTGTGGCAGTGACGCGATATTCAACCAGTTTATTGGACACAGTGAACTGGATGTCGTTCAACTTAAAAGGCAATATTTTTTCTACAATGGCATTTTTGTTGTCAGAGTTGTTGGCCTGAACAATTTTTCCATTTTCATCATAGCCGTAAAATCTTATAATCAGCGCATAATACGCAGTTGAGTAGGGTATCTCAGAATCATTGTAAACTGTTTTTACTGCTTCCCACAGGTTGTTGATCAGTGTTATATTGGCTGGCTCAACCACTGTGAATTTTATTTCAGCCACATTGTGTGGGCTGTTGGTTCCACTGCCTGTGACTACACTTTTTATTTCTATATCATCAAAATAATAATCCAGTCCAAAGAATGGGTTTCGACCAGCAGATCGTGACACACTGGCCACAGTACCGGAACTGGTAAGATCGGGCTGTACGCCATCAACACTGGATGGTGCTCCGCCACTTTGCATCAATAAGTTATATTGACCCAGTGCTATTTTTTTAGTCTGTGTTAATTCATTGTACTGCTCGGGTGTCAACAGGTACCAGCCAATGTTGTAGGTGTAACTGGCGTACTGATCCAACACATTATCTCTGGGCTGGAACGGTTGTTGACTCACAGCATTGATGATCTGCCTGGTATTTGCTGCTGTTGCTCCGTCCTCACCTTTGGCGCCTGCTCCAGGTTGTCCGCCGGGGCGACCTTCGGAATCGTTATTGGTATCAGGTGCAGGCGTCGGAGTTGAAGAAGATTCAGGCGACACACTCTGTGTTTCGGTCAGTGTTTTCACAGGAGGGTTGGTTCCTGTTTCTGTCTTGGCAGCCAGTTTGTCGGCGTCTGTGGTGGTTAATCTGCCTGTGTTGGTGGGAGCAGGTGCAGGATTTTGTGTAGCGCCAGCACCACTGGCAGCAACGTCTGCGGCAGCCGATTGTGGTGCAGGCTCGCTTGGGATGGCAGCTATTTGTGCTTCAACATCTATTGCTCTTTGTTCTAACGCAGCAATTCGATCCTTGGTTCTTTGTATAGTGCGTTCTTGCGACGAGATTAAATCTGCTAAGTCAGGATTGGCACGACTGTTTGCTAGATCTTTTTCAAGTTGCGCAAGTTCGCCTTGCAACTTGGCAATCTCTTGCTTTATACGAAGCAGTTCGTTTTGTTTACTCTGTAACTGCGGATTTGTTGCCATGGTTTAAAATCCCAGTACTGAACGCAGTGTGCTTATCTTGGGCACGTAAATAAGTGTATCTACTGCAAAGTCCAACGGCGGCTTGGTCAATGTGTTGGGGTTACGCTGATAGAACACCCACCACAGGCCGGCAGAGTCGTACAGGTCAAAGGCCAAGAGATCTGGCCTATACTGATAGGTTTGATTGATGATAAATGGCAGGTCATCACTCTGACTGGGTATTGGTCTATTGACCATGGTATCTAAAAAGAACTGGCTGTATCCAGTGGCATAATATGGACTGGTTGCGTTGTAGGTTGCCATTACCAGAATCCTCCTTTGAGTAGATCACCATTGGCATACTGTTTTAAACTGAACTGTTGACTCTGTTGCTTGCGGCTCTGCACTGGCAATAGTGATATAGATAAATTTATCTTGGTTGGCACGTAGGTAGGACTTTCTAGTCCCAGGGTTTTTGGTGCTGGCTGTTTGGTTATTCCACCTTTGGGCAGCCCAGCGTTGGCTATTCGATTAATTGCGCCGCCAAACAGCGGACCCAAAATACCTTTGCCCCAGGTGGTTCCAGGCGTGAGGGCATTGCTGGCTTGTCGTTGATTCAACATGTTGCTGTGATTGATGTTGCGACTGCGAGCACGAATGTAGTCTACATCCGTGGGCAACTCGTAGGTAAATGACTGAACCACACAGGGATGTTCATTGAATTGATATTCGCCCAGTCCGGTGAGATAGACCAGAGGCGGTGGTGTGCCACGTTCGCCATCTTGTCCGTAAAACATCTTGGTCACTGCTTTGAAAAAATGTATCACTGCCAACAGGTAGTCAGCTTCCACTGAGCTTTGTGCTGTAAACGGACAGCTCAATGTGACTGCGTCCACTGAACTGCCTTGGTAGTAATAGCCTTTGTAGTTTGAATGAGTAAGATCAACTGGTGAATAGTTGGCCTTGTACCCGGTGCTGATAGTGGGTGTGTAAGGGAATATCACACCGCCCTGCTTTTTCAAGGGCGCCAAGATGCCAGGGTTTTCTGCTGCATACAAATAGTTAGCCTGTGGCGCCAGGCGCAACTTCACACGCCAGTCGCCGTTGTTGGGATCTCGGCGTTGGTCCTTGACACTGGCCTGTTCTTTTGCTTTGGCCAAGGTGGCTGCTTTTTGCGAAATATCCACATTGGCTACAGGGTTGGTACCGGTGCCAGGAGTAATCACTGCATTAGGATTTGGATCTCCATTGGGATTTGGAGTCACTGGTGCAGGAGCCGCAGTTAGCGCCGGAGCCGGCGTCTCATCAGGCCCGCTGGCGTTGGGCTTGGTATACCAGTCTGGCAATGGTCCTGGCGTCACTGACAATGGTGGGTAGTTAGAAACCAAATCGCCCTCTACAACCAACGTACCCGGTAGTTGCTGTGGTGTTGCGGTTATTGTGGGAGTAATGACAGGTGATGTAACCGCAGTAAACACTCCAGCAGGTTCATTCACAGTGCGTTCAGCCTGAGTGGACAGAGTCTGGCCTGGGCTGGTGCTGGCTGTATTGGGAATCAAGATCTCCTGTGTGTTGCTCAACTGCACAACACTGCCGCCAGCTGGTGTTCCAGTGGTAGTTGAGTCTGGCTGTCCAGCAGCCGGTGAGACGGTAGACGATTCTGGTGCTTTGTTCCAGTCGTCAAACTCTGCTTGGCTTACCTGTTGCAATTGTCCGTTTACGGTGATGAATGGCATGATCTTTTTCCTATACCTTATTTATTGCAGAAATAAACTGGTCATATTATGATAAAGGTTGACAACGCAGTAAAAAGTGTTATAATAAATACATTATGAGGAGACCTGCCTGTGGCAACAGCTAAACGAACAGCATCCGTACTGGATCCGTTGAAATCAATATCATCTACACCCACTGCACCCAAAGTGAACTATCTCAACAATAGAGATATTTTAAAAGAAATTCATGCCAGCAAGAACACCTATTGCTACTATAGAGATCCTGCTGTAGACAGCCAATATGACATTATTCTGCCCAGCGTCAGCAAGATAAATCAGCGAACCATTGCCGAAGCTAGACGCAATCGTGCTGACCGTCTCAAGCGTGAAGGCATCATTGTAGACCCAGTGAAAATTCCCAATACCGATTTGGTATTTCGAATCACCTGTTGGGATCATATCCCTATGGCAGAAAAAAAGATTCCCAAGTCTGCACAAAAGAAAAAACAAAAACTCGAAGATCTATTGGAGTTTGTAGAAGATGAAGCAGTTGATGATTCACTAGGCGAACTGCTGGACGATGTGGTCTTGAATCCTGTACGCCAACGCCTGAACTTTCCGCCGTTTGAACACTGGCGCCTAGACGAAAACAAAGAACGCTTTTTAGTTGGACGCAGTCACTGGCAGGGCGATTTGGAAACTGGTTGCTTCAGCAAAGACCACGGCACTATGACACGCAAGCTGGCTCACATGTTCATGAAACTGTGCGAACGCTATGCCACACGCTCAAACTGGCGCGGCTACACCTACAACGAAGAAATGCGCGGACAGGCCCTGTTGCAACTCAGTCAAATTGGCCTACAGTTTGACGAATCCAAATCACAAAATCCATTTGCCTACTACACAGCGGCCATCACCAACAGCTTTACTCGTATCTTGAACTTGGAAAAGAAAAGCCAAAACATCCGCGATGACATCTTGGAGATCAACGGACTCAGTCCTTCATGGACTAGACAGAATGCCGGCAAGGCCAGCATGGCAGCATTGAGCGGACCGGTCACCATCACCACTTACATTGTGGACAAACCAGCCGAAGAAGCCGAACCAGATTCAGCCCGCGCTGTGTAATTTGCCAACTCATGACCATTGCTATTGCGTACCCGGCCGGAAATTACGGTACTTACATTGAATGGGCTCTGACCACACTGACCACTGACATTCCGGTTGCAGCTCCGTTTATGCCAAACGGAAACAGTCATCAGTTTCATGGAAATCATGCAGGCAATATACGTTCCTCTACATGGAAAGCAGTTGCCAACAAAGAAAAGTCTTGTTTGTTTGTTCGGTTGCATCCAAAAACACAGCAACACGAAACACTGAGTGATAATTTAAATCAAATTTTGGATGTTGCAGAAAAAATTATACACTTGTATCCAGATCCTGATTCGGCATTGTTAATTGTAAATAACTTTTATACCAAGGTATGGGAAGATTGGTGGAACGCACGATTATTGGATCCAGTGTTTGCCGACAACTTGTACAGCAATTGGCCAGTTGAGAAAACTACCCCAGTGGAACAGATACCAAACTGGATAAAGAGAGAAATACTCAGTTTTAATTTGATGCCGTCCTGGTATGATCAAGTGGAATGGTATCATCCAGAACGCTGGAGCCATCCAAGATGTCAATTGGTATTGACCAACGAACTGCTGTACAATTTTGAATCAACCTTGCATCGTTTACAGGAGTTTTGCAATTTGGAATTCAAAAAGCCCATTGCGGATCTTATGCCTGTACATCGTACCATGCTGTCGTTGCAATCGCATCTTTCCCAAGACCAATTGTGTCACCGCATAGTTGACTGTACGCTGAACAATCAACTGTTTGAATGGACAGCAATCCCTTTACCGAGTCAAAGCTGGATACAGTGGAAATTGAGAAACCGGGGCTACGAAATTCGGTGTTTTGGACTTGACACATTCCCTACAAATAGTGTACAATTACGAGAACTACTATATTCTGTATGAATCTATTTAAAAAAGCTGCTGTATTCACTGACATTCATTTTGGACTCAAGTCCAATTCGGTTTTGCACAACGAAGACTGTTTGGCCTTTGTGAAATGGGCCACGGCCAAGGCCCGCGAAGAGGGTTGTGAAACCTGCCTGTTCCTGGGCGACTGGCACAACAATCGAGCCAGTTTAAACATTGTTACCCTGAACTACAGCCTACAAGCATTGGAGCACATGAATGCAAATTTTGACACTGTTTATTTTATCCCTGGCAACCACGATCTATATTATCGCGATAAACGTGATATACAAAGCGTGGAGTGGGCTAAACATCTTCCGAATGTGGTCATATGTAACGATTGGTTCTCTAGTGGCAACGTGGTCATTGCTCCTTGGCTCTGCGGAGACGATCATAAACGTATTCCAAAACTAACGGGCAAATACATGTTTGGGCACTTTGAACTGCCCGGCTACTTGATGAATGCCATGGTAGAGATGCCGGACCACGGCTCGGTACGCAGAGAAGACTTCAACAATTTTGAACATGTGTTTACCGGTCACTTTCACAAGCGACAAACCAAACGAAACATCACCTACATTGGCAACTGCTTTCCACACAACTACGCCGATGCCGGCGACGATGAACGTGGCATGATGATCTTAGAGTGGGGTCAGGCACCGGAGTTTCATGCTTGGCCTGCACAGCCACGCTATCGTGTGTTGGGTCTCAGCAATGTGATTGACAACGCTGCCACTGTATTGGCCAAAGACATGCATGTGCGAGTACAACTGGATATTGAAATCTCTTATGAAGAAGCCAATTTCATCAAAGAAACGTTTATTAAAACTTATGGGCTGAGAGAAATGGCCTTAATAAATATTAAAAATTCAGCAGTTGACACAGACATGGCGCCTGGCGATGTAAAATTTGAATCAGTTGATCAAATTGTAACAGATCAACTCACCAACATTGAATCAGAGTTCTACGACAATCGGTTGCTGTTGCAAATCTACCAAACACTCTGAAAGAAATTACAATATATGTTTACTAAAATTTTAAAACAGGCCAGCCAATTGGCATTTTTATCTGCATTGGCAGTGTCTGCACATGCCACAGAATGGCCCACACGCACAGTAAAAATAATCACCAATCTACCGGTTGGGTCACAGCCCGACGTGGTATTCAGACTCACTGCCGAGGAATTGTCCGCTAGATGGAAGCAACCAGTGGTTGTAGAAAATAGACCTGGCGGCGCTGGTGCGGTTGCATTGAGTGAGTTTAACAGGGATTCTATTCAGAATGATCATTTGATTTTGGCTGTAGATTCGGCCGCTGTCACATCTATGCCGATTTTAAACAATCGTGAAGATCTGACAAAACCCATTCGACCTATTGCATTATCGTATCTTGGCGAAATGCTAGTGATTGTGTCAACCAAATACAGCACTGCCGACGAAGCTGTTGCTGAATTCAAAAAACGACCTATCTTTGGATCTTGGGCAGTGGGATCAATAGGCCATTTTTGCGGCCTTGAGTTGGCGGCTGCTGTGAGTCAACAACCGGCCGAGCATGTGGCATACAAAGAGTACGGTGCCTGGTATACCGATCTGCACAACCAGGCCTTTCCGTTGTCGTGCAGTACTTACGGTTCTGCCGCTGCCATGATCGAAAGTGGCAAGCTACGTGTGCTTGCTACCATGACTGACAAACGCAATCCAAAATTGCCACAGGTACCAACTGTTCGCGAACTCACAGGAAAAGATGCCAGAGTTTCGCCTGGCATGCTGGGCTATTTTGTTTACAACAAACTGGACAAAAAGATAGCAGACAAAATTGAATACGACCTAATCACAGCGTCAAAGTCTGCAACTGTGGTAAACGCTGTCAATGCAGGCCACGGCACATCTACGCCCGCTGGGTCTGCAGATTTTGCAAAGCGCCTGGCTGTTGCAAAAAAATTAGCCAACCAGGTAATAGAAAAACATCAAATACGGTTGAATTAACATGCAAAATGTACTGACACGTGACCTGCTGAATGCCAGGTTAACTTGGTATTCAGGCACACTTGATAATATACAAACTCATCATCGTGATGATATTGATCGTTGTATAAATCAATGGAAACATGTGCTTGTACAACACACTGGATTTGGTCGCGGCAGTCAACTCTTCCTGGACTTTGAAGTTAGAGACATCAACTGGTTGGCTGTCACTGTGGCCAACTGGGAGCTTGGCGGAAAACAAACATCTTTTCATCCAACATACCCAGACCTATGGGCACCGTGGCATGTGATAGTTTCTGATCATGTTGATTTGGCCGCAGAAAAATTTCATGCACTGCATTATCTGTCCAGCCGCATTGATCAATGTGTTCAACACTCAGTGATTGATCATCCTCCAGTGTGCCAACCCAGCGATACAGTTTTTGGATTCAATACTTCTGGATCTACTGGAACCCCAAACAAGATCAATCATTCGCATGAGTTCATGCATGCACTGTGTCGTCGCAATATCTCTGCGCTGGAACTGGATCAGCCCGGACTAGATCGAGCACTGCTGGTCCACGGTGGCGCACACAATATAATACCTCCATTTGCATGGCCGGCGATTGCACAGTTTGAACAGGTACATAGCCTGCCATTTGTGCCTGACCGTATGAATGAACTTGCTCAGTATGTCGACGATCACAAAATCAACGTGGTCATGTTGCCGCACACATTGGCTGTGGAACTGTTTTTGACCAGTGCTCCAAGATTCAATCACACTGTTAAAATATTTCATTTGGTAGCGAACCAGCAGAGCTGGGTCAAGTTAGTCAAAGAAAAAAATGTTCAGTCAATACGCAACAGTTATGGTGCAGTTGAAGTGCTGTCGCCGGTGCTGAGCAACCAAATTACTCAGCTGAGTGACGACAGCTACTCACCTTTTGACTTTGGCACACCACTGGACAGTTTTTACAGCATCGAATTAACTGATCAAAATAATCTTCGAGTTTCACATCCGTTGTTGGAAGTCAAGTCGCATGTGATTCAAGATTATTTTGTACAAGATGCAGAAGGCAATCTAAGATATGACAATCGAGACAAAAGTATTCGATTGCGAGAACACGACGTGCCGTGGGCTGCACTAGAACGTTGTGTGCAGGTTCACGGAAATCCCAGCTTGATGTGCATAATCGGCGACAGCGAATCGGACCAAGTATGCTTGCTGATCGATCAATCTTATTCTCAAGACCAAATTGACAAATTGGTAAGTGATATCAACGTAGATCTAAGTCGGTTGGTCGCAGGGCTATCCATTGATCATGTGAGCAGTGTTGATATTACTGAATTTATTAACTCTTATAAATTCAACTTGTCCCAGGTAAGAAATCATTTTCGAAACAAACAAAGTGCTGCATAACACTTATTCTAATTGGTTTACAACCACTACAGATATTGTTACAATGCTGGTAGACTACGGAGTTATCATTGATTCAAATTAAAAATTTAACTGTTCGAAATTTTATGAGTGTGGGCAATACCACACAGGCCATCAATTTTGATCGTAGCGACCTTACTTTGGTCTTGGGCGAAAACTTAGACCTGGGCGGAGACGGGTCACGTAACGGCACCGGCAAGACCACCATCATCAATGCCTTGAGCTATGCCTTGTACGGCAATGCCCTGAGCAACATTCGCAAAGATAATCTTGTAAACAAAACCAATGGCAAAGGCATGTTGGTCAGTTTGGACTTTGTGGTGAACAATCAAGAATATCGAATCGAACGTGGACGCAAGCCCAATGTGTTGCGTTTCTTTGTAAATCACGAAGCACAAGCAGCCACTGACGAAGCACAGGGCGACAGCCGCGAAACACAGGATGCTATCGAACGCATCATGAACATGAGCCACGACATGTTCAAACATGTGCTGGCTTTGAATACCTATACTGAGCCGTTCTTGAGCTTGAAGTCCAATGAACAACGTACCATTATCGAACAGTTGTTGGGCATTACACAATTGAGTGAACGTGCAGATCGTATCAAAGAACTGAATCGACAGACCAAAGACAGTATTGCGCAGGAAGAATTTCGTATTCGAGCCCTGCAAGAGGCCAATGTTCGAATTGAAGAACAGATTGAAAGTCTACGCAAACGTGAGCGACTATGGATCAGCAAACGCAACGAAGATGTGACCAAGCTCACACAGGCCATTGCAGATCTTGAACACATTGATATTGATGCTGAAGTACAAGCACACCGAGACTTGGAATCATTTCATGTCAAAAAGAAAGCCATTGACGAAGCCAATCGTTGGATTCGCAGTATCGAGGCAGACGATATCAAACTGAATCGTCTGTTTGAAAAAATCAAAAAAGAACTTGAGTCCTTGGATGAACACAAGTGCTACGCCTGTGGACAGGATCTACACGACCACAAGCAGGACGAAATCAAAGCTGCCAAAGAGTCCACGCTGAAAGAAACTGCATTGCAGTTGTTGGCCAATGATACTCAACGAATAGAACATCTTGACGCCTTGTCTGTGTTGGGCACTCTAGGACCTGCACCCACTGTGTTTTACGACAGCTTAGAAATGGCGCTGAATCATCGCAACAGCGTAGAAACCTTGCGCAAAGATCTTGCTACTCGATCAGCCGAAGTTAATCCCTATGCAGAACAGATTGAGGAAATGCAACGGCAGGCCTTGCAAACTGTAAGCTATGACACAATCAACGAGCTCACTCGCCTGCAGGATCATCAAGACTTTTTGCTTAAACTATTGACCAGTAAGGATAGTTTTGTACGTAAGAAAATCATTGATCAGAATCTGAGTTACTTGAATCAACGACTCACGCACTATCTGGATCGTATTGGATTGCCACACACTGTGAAGTTTCAAAACGATCTCACTGTGAGCATCGAAGAACTAGGCCGTGAACTGGACTTTGACAACCTATCACGTGGCGAACGTAACCGCTTGATCTTGAGTATGAGTTGGGCATTCCGCGATGTATGGGAAAGCCTGTACTCGCCCATCAACCTGTTGTTTATTGACGAACTGATTGACAACGGACTTGATACACAGGGTGTAGAAAATGCCTTGGCTCTGCTGAAGAAAATGAGCCGTGAACGACACAAATCAATCTGGCTTGTGAGTCATAGAGATGAACTTGCAGGTCGTGTAGAGAACATTCTTAAAGTGATAAAAGAGAATGGCTTTACTAGCTACAACACGGACATAGAATTGGCATGAAAATTCTAATCACTGGCGCATCTAGCGGCGTAGGTCAGTCGCTGTTGAAAAGATTATCCCATCACAACGTCAGTGGATTATCACGTGCCGACTTGGATCTTTCAAATATTCCTGCAGTGATTAACTACAATATCGAGCAGTACGACATGCTGATAAATTGTGCGGCCACCGGAGTTGGCGGCAAAGTGGACTTGATCAATCACGACGTGAATGATGCTGTTGAGATTTTAAATGTTAATTTGATATCACCGGTACTGCTTTCAAAGAAAGCATTGCAAAAAAATATTCACTGCAAGATTGTGAATATCACCAGTACCAACAACAATCGATATTATCCAAATGATTTAATTTACAGTCTAAGCAAAAAAGCGTTGGAAGAATTTGGAAATATGTTGAGGATAGAATATCCCAGTGTTGATCTACTTGAAGTTAGGTTAGGACTGACAAAAACCAATTTCAACAACAATCGATATGCAAAATATCCAGAACGCTATGTGGATGTTTATCAACATCCTCATCAAACAACCGATCACGCAGTGGACAAAATTGTGTCAGTGTTGTTTGATAAATCTATAAAAATAATTGAAGTGAGCCCATGAATTATCCGTGGCAACTATACCACTGGCACTTTGAAGTCAGTGCAAAATGTACATTAAAGTGTCCTCGTTGTCCACGAAACGACACTGATCCTGTTCCATGGCTGAACAAAGAACTTGATCTAGATTTTTTCAAACGTGTGTTGCCTCCTGAGTTGTTAAAAACGCAAGTTCAACGCATTACCATGTGTGGTGATATTGGCGATCCTATATATGCCAGTGAGTATTTGGAAATTGTCGGTTATATCAAAATGCACAATCCCAAAATTCATGTGTATACCATAACCAATGGCAGCTACCGTAAAGAGTCTTGGTGGAGAGAGTTTGCTAAAATTTCAAATGAGTATGACACCATCAACTTCAGTGTCGATGGTCACACGCACGACACTAACAATCTATATAGAATTGGCAGTGACTGGGATTCTATTATGACTGGTATGAAAATCATGTGTCAAGAAAGCTCGGCGCATGTTTACTGGGCGAGTATTGTATTTTCATTCAATCAAGATCATCTAGATTCCATTCAACAACAAGCTCGCAACATAGGCTGCGACGGTGTTCAACTTACCTACAGTACCAAGTTTGGCAGCAAATATGGCAACGCATATGGTGGACAACACGATGTGTTGGAACCTCGAGCAGAATTTATAAGTTCGTCGCACCGCTACGAACGACACTTTATACAACTCTCAGACCGGCAGCAGCTCAATCAATCATACCTGGCACACAACCAACAACAATATATCAAAATCAAACAACAGCACGATCAATTTATCACACCCATGTGTTCAATTGGAAATCGAGGACTCTACGTAAGTGCAGACGGAGTATTACATCCATGCAGTTGGGTAAGTTTTCCATATGTTGCATTGAGCACAGATAGAAAAACAATCAATTTCAAAGACAGCTTCCATCAACAACACCGAGATCAACTGAATTTAAAGACACACACCTTACGCGAAGTCCTAGATAATCCAATTTGGAACAAACTCTTTGACACATTTGACAACCCAGACAAGGCCTGGGTGGAATGTGAACAAAAGTGCAAATGTCAAGTTGTGGATCAAAACTATGCAGTCGGGTGGTTGACCAACTAAGTATGTTGGATGACATGGCTTTACAACAATCAACCGATTGAAACTCTACCCGAAGATTGTGTGGGCTTTGTCTACTTGATTACAAATAATCTTTCTGGACGCAAGTACATAGGCAAAAAATTAGCAAAATTTAGTAAAACAACCCAACGCACTGTTAAACTTAAAAACGGCACAAAGAAGAAGAAAAAGATACGATCAAAGGTCGACTCAGACTGGAGAGAGTACTATGGGTCAAGCCCAGAATTGACTTCGGACATCGAAAAACTAGGCACCGAAAACTTCACCAGAGAAATACTTTACTATTGTAAATCCAAAAGCGAATGCAGTTACATTGAGGCACGGGAACAATTTGCAAGACAAGTATTGGAATCACGAGATTATTACAACGGCCATATACAAGTGCGTGTACATGGCTCACACATTATAAACAAATTGTAAGGCAGCATTAACGACACTGTGTTGGGTGACATGGCCCAACCCCATTGAGGATATGTGCAATACCATATTCGGATTCTTGGGCGTCAAAGGCAATTGCTAACTTAAGGCAACAAATGGTTTGGGCTCCGTTGAAAAAGATACGACCCATGCTTATAGGACTTGGATCTACATCGGGTTACTAGGGTTCCGTTGATATGTGAAGCTTGAGTAGGGGGTACCGGTCAACCGCCTCCGCGCAGGAAACTGCAATCTCATTATGATAGATGACTGGGCTACTCAGATAATGCTAGGCTCATCGTTCACCGTGCTTACGGTGAATTGTGACCAGTTAATCTAGATAATACTTAAAGAAGAAGAAGATAAAAAAATTGACGAGCAGAGCGAAGTCAATAGAACTTCGCAGAAGTTCTTAAATGGTTATGCCAAGTTCTTGCAGTTTAGCAACAAAGAATTTTTCGCCTTGGGAAACAGCGTCTTGCCATGTGGTATGAGCTGAGTGATCTGCTTGATCAGTAATGTACTTGAAACATCTAAATTCAATACGATTACGCAGACAGACTTTGGCAATGGCGTAGGCTTCCATGTCTACTAGATCTGCTGGAATGTCTAGTTCTGGGTTCATCACAAAGTCATCGCCGGTACTGCAGGTAAGTCCCACAGGGCCAGTGGTTAAGATAATGTCATCTTCAAATGGTGTTTGGCCATTGCTGCATCCCAGTCCTAGGCATCGTATATCTCGTTGTACAAAACGAGTGCATTCATGCAGACCAGCAGTCACAGCGATGCCGCCTGCTGTGCCAAGGTTGATCACACGTTTGGGTCGATAACGTTCAATCAGCTGTGCCGCAGTCATGGCAGCATTTACCTTGCCAACTCCGGTGTAGAACACATTCATCATGTGTTGGAGATTGGGTGCTTCTTCCTTGATAGCAATTAATATAAGATCATTCATTGGTGTTGATCAAACTGGTCCAGTTGATGTTGTTGGCATTCAATGCTGCCGCCCCGGGCAAGTTCTCTAAGTGTATGATCACAGCAGCAGAAATCACAGCGTCGGTCCATTGGCTGCGAATCAAATGAGCTGCTGCCAATATAGTTCCGCCAGTGGCCAATAGGTCATCCACAATCAACGGGTGTGTGCCTACTGGAGCATGTGGGTGCATTTCGATGGTGTCGGTGCTGTACTCAGTTTGGTAGTTGTGCTGTATTGTTGCACCCGGCAGCTTGCCACCTTTACGAACCAAGATCAATGGCAAGCCCAGCTGTCTAGCTACAGGAGCAGCAAACACAAATCCACGGCTTTCCACAGCCACAAGACTGGTAGCTGTGTATTGCTGTGCTTGAGATTCTAGCCAACTGCAACAAAAATCAAATGCATCGGGTTGGGAGAGAATGCCAGTTACATCAAAAAAGTTGACACCAGGCTTGGGCCAATCAGGTACTATGGGTACATGATCGAGAATGTTCATAAGTTTTGGTCAGGCCAGTCACGGAACAGGGCATGTTGAATGTCTCCGCTGACAAACTGATTGAAGCTCTTGTGTTTGACTTCCAGTTCACCTTCCAGCGGTGCCACACGACGAAATGCGGAATCCATTTGTCCCATGTCTTTAAATTCCATCAAGATCATCCATTCCGGCATGTCTGCAATTGAACGGAATCCCATCTTGCATCTAGTGATGCGATAGTTTTCCATCTTGCCCTCGGATACCAAATGATCAAAGAAACTCTCCATTCCTGTGACCCAGTCGAGATCAGAAATGTCACCTTCTTTGTTTGCCCAAATTGTATAAATGTCCATAGTTACTCCAGTGGTCCTAGTATTTCAAAGCCATCCATATCAGATTTGTATAGATGTGCCTGTTCAAGATACAAGTATCGAAATCCCCGATCTTTGTAAATTGCACACTCTGCTTGTAGTGTGTTGATGCCCAATCTCATTTTGGGTCTATTATAATTCCATGCAAATTGATCACACAATGCATTGTGATCGTCATAGCGTCGTATCAGTGAAAATGCCACCAAACGATCTGCATCGTAGTAGCCGATCACATCGGTCATTGGGTCTGTGTATCTGCTGTCAAAAATTGGCATTACCGACGCAAAGTGCTTGTACTTGCAGTAGTCTCGATAGATCTGATTCAGCTCAGCAATGTTGGGATTGCGCAGATACTCCCACTTGACATTGATTTCGTAATTGGTCTTGGCAAGATCAATTCTAGCAAACTGATAGCTCATGTTCTGGGATCCTGTCGGTGTTGAAACAGGCCGGTTAGATATTCTTCGGGCCAGTTGTGATAAAATCCTCGGTTGGCCATGAGTCGAGCCTTGGCGTTTAGATCGCTGAGACTCTGGACCAGAGCCAAGGCATAGGTGCCTTGATTCATGCACACTCCGTTGACCATTTCTACATCGTCGGGATGATCTTCCAGGGCCAGCATGTCTCGGGGCAGCAACACTTCTTGATTTGCTAGGTCGATGCTGCTGGCCAGCTGATCATGTGTCCACTCTCGTGGATCATACACATAGATAACAACTTCTTTGTCGCCCATTCCCTGTCGGCCACGGTGTTTAAGATCATAGTAGGGATCTGTTCCAAGGTACACTGCATAGCTGTTCTTTATTCGTGCTGACCGTGCATAGGGACAGGGAGAAAATCCTCCCAGGGCCGGATGTGGGACTTCTAGGAAGTTTGCAATCCACAGTTCTATATCTTTTTTAACTTGTTCAATATCCATGGCTGATTCTTAGAAAAACGGTAGTCCTGATTTTTTAGTAGTTTCTAAATTTTCTTTGATAATCTCAGACACTGCATTACGCTCGTCGTAACTGAGATTCAGTGCAGCTTCGTATGACAAGCCTCCGCGCATGTACCATACCATTTTTAACGCCTCTTGTTTGATGGCCTTGCTTTCTTTTTCCATTTGGTCTATCCATTTGGAAATTTGGTCAGAGTCTAGTACTAGGAGGCGTCCGCGAAAAAACTTGTCATATCCAATGTGATGGCCTGTTGGTATTCTTTTGTGCATTCTCCGCAGGCAATTTTCAATGGTTGTATTTCGGAACTGAGTTTTGTGTTAACAATGTGATCTCTGATCTTAACAAACAATCTACGATCACAATTTTTCAACATGTCTTCGATGTATTCCTGTTCATTTACCAATGCGTCTGGGGTTTTTACAGCAGCAATACTTTGTGCCAGTGCGCTGACAGTGATTTCTGTAATTTTCATCAAGGCTGCACTCAGCGCACTCATGCGTTGATCATCAGGCATGCTGGCGTCAGGCAGTACCTGTAGAAGTTTTTGTTCTTCAAACTGTCGTTGATTGTTCTCGTTGAGATTTCGGTACGACATTGGTTTAAAATATATTTCTAAATCTCCATCAACTACCGGTTTTGAATAGTCTGGAGACCGCATGCTGTCAAGAATGTTGCGCAGATCAATTCCATAGTCAGCTTCGCTATTGCAATGCGGGCAAGTGGTGTTGATCTCCATGGTACTGCCGTAACTGGCCATGCGGATGGCAACCAAAATGGTATCAACGTCCATTGCAGGTATTCCCCAAGGATCTCGAATAGCAGGAATACAGCTCTTGATAACATTGACCACAGCATTGCCATTGAACAATGCATCGGGTGTTTTGTAAGTAATTTCGTCAATGGCAGTCATTGGATACACTGGAATTTCTCGATTGGCTGGCATCTCAATTGCACCATCAGGATAGTACTTTCCTTCGCTGGGCAGTGTGATATAGACAGCCGGTTGTCTAAAATATTGCGTTAATGGGTTATTTGACATGTGTTTTTCCTAGGTAAATATAGTTATGGCAAATTCCTACACCCCTGAAGAAATCGCAGAACTCAAAGCACGAGAAGCAGATGAGATAAAACGCCTTGGTCAAGCCACTGTTGAAACCAGAATGGCTCTGTTGGATATGGCAGCCGGTACCAAAGGCCTTACAGAGACATTGACCAAAGGATTCGGAAGCCTAGGCACTTCGGCAATGGGATTGACCAAACAGCTAGCCAATGGCGAAACCGGTGCATCAGTATTTAACAAGTCAATTAATTCAGTCAGCAATGCACTAGGCGACCTAGTTGGATTGATTCCGTATGTTGGCAAAGGACTCAAGACGCTGGTCAAAGGTGCAGGCGAGTATACCGAAGCGGTGAATGAACACGCGGATCGACTGTACAAAACTTATCAAGAACTATCTCAAGTCGGGGCCAATGCTGCTGCCGGCGTTTCGGGAATGTATGATAATATAAAACGCATGAACTACGATTCTAAAAATGAATTGGGTGTGTTTGCTGCGTTGGTGAACGAAAGTGCAGGAACGCTGTCAAGTTTTGGCAAAACAGTTGGCGATGGACTTAATGAAGTAACTAAAATATCAGAAGTACTGCAAAAAGGCAATTACGGCAGAGAGTTTGCCGACATGGGTATAGGCGTCAACGAAATCAACAAGGGTATTATTGGTTTTACAAAAATGCAGATACTCACCGGTGGTCGTCAACGAATGACCACCGACGAATTGATCACAGCATCTCAAAATTATATTAAAGAAGTTGATCTACTAGCAAAAATCACAGGTAAAAATAGATCACAACAAGAGCAGTCTCGTGAATCTGCAATGGCTGAAGAACGCTATGCTGGCTTAACGTATGAGTTACAGCAACGGGCAAAAATGGGCGACGAGCTTGCCAAGTCTCAACTGACAACCAATGATCGAATTCAGCAACAGCTGGAAAAAGACGCACCCGGCCTGCGCAAAGGATTCTTGAACATATTGTCTGGTACAATCAACACCAAAGAAGCAAAGGAAATGACTCTAGCAATGCCTAGAGCAGCCGCAGTAGCCCAAAAGAAATTTTTTACACAGGCTGAATTTGAAGCAGCAGTTCTAGAGGATCTTGGCCGATCACTCAACGGTACTGGGGATCAAATTGTTGGTGCTGGACCAAAACTAGCACAAATTGGTGCGTTCGGCAACACATTTGGTAATCTTGGCGAACAAATAAAATATTTTGCAACTCTTCAACAAGGAACTTTTGAACAGCGCGAAGCACTGGCCAAAAAAAATCAAGCAGTAACAGATAAAGCAACGCAGAATCTTTCTGATATCAACATACAAAATCGAAAATCGCGCGACACACTGCAAGATTTACTACAACTTGGTGTAGTCCCTGTTACAAATGCCATGAACACTGCTGCTGGTGCAACCAATGGATTGGTCACAGCCTTTGAGGAAGCAGCAAAAAAACTTGGCGTTGATATTAAAAAACGAGAGCCGCAGGCTCCTTATGAACAGGCTCCAGCACGCCCTGCTCCTGAACGACCTGTCCCGGCACGCCCTGTCCCAGCACGCCCTGCTCCTGAACAGCCTGTTCCATTACGCCCTGCTCCAGAACGACCTAGACCTTCCGACACCACAACAGTAGAAGAAAGAATCATTCAAGTAGAAAGTGGTGGTAGAAATATTCCCAATGGCAGCGGACCAGGCGGAAGACCAACCAGCTCAGCATATGGTTTAGCGCAAATAACCAGCGGTACTTTCGAGACCCTGGCTAGTAGAGCTAAACCAGGCAATCCTTTGTATGGCAAAACATTTGAGGATATGAAAGCAGATGTTGATCTACAACGCAAAGCATTGTCTCAACTGACTGCCAGCAATAGAGCCCAACTAGCAGCCGCCAAAGTAAGCACCTCTGATGCTGCCATCTATCTTGCGCACTTTTTAGGAGCAGCAGGTGCAACCAAAGTGTTGCAACAGCCTGATAGTGCGCCCTTGTCATCGGCGTTGACTCCTGACCAAATCAGAGCCAACGCACAGCTATTGTCAACAATGAGAAATATCGGCGACTTGAAAGATTGGGCCGATAAAAAGATGGGCGGTGGCGGATATGCACCTGCTGCTCCTATGCCAGTGGAAAAGAAACCGACTGAGCTACCTCAGTTGGTTGAAAAGAAAGCTGTAGAACCACCTAAGCTAGTTGAAAAGAAAGCTGTAGAACCTCCTCAGTTGGTTGAAAAGAAACCAACAGAACCACCTAAGCTAGTTGAAAAGAAACCAACAGAACCACCTAAACTGGTTGAAAAGAAAGCGGCAGAACCACTTAAACCAGTTGAAACCAAAGTAATAGAACCACCTAGACTGGATGAACCCAAGGCGGCAGAGCCACCTAAACCAATTGAGCCCAAAGTAACAGAGACGCTCAAGCCATTGGACAAGAAAACAGCAGAGCTGCCTGCTTCGCTCAAGCCAGTGGACAAGAAAACAGCAGAGCTGCCTGCTTTGCCTAAGTCAGCAGAAACAAAATCGGCAGAGTTGCCTGCGTTGACCAAGCCAGCAGAAACAAAAACAGCAGAGTTGTCTTCTTTGCCTAAGTCAGCGGAAAAGAAAACAGCAGAGTTGTCTGCTGATCCTGTACCTGCCCGTCCGGTTACGTTGCCACTGACAAAATCAGCAGCCGCGTTGGAAATCGATTCAAAGACTATGTTGCCAAAGCAGCCGCTGGTACCGCCAGTGGCACCTATCCCGCAAGAAAACGGCGGAATAATACGTGCAACGCCCGGCGGTGTTAATGTACTAGCAGCCGAAGCTGGCAAAAACGAAGCATTTGTGCCGCTACCAGATGGAAAATCAATCCCGGTGCAGATTGCTAGAAATGAAGAGCAAATGAATTTGATGTCTGCACAACTAGAAAGACTAGATCAATTGGTGCGTATAATGCAAAATCAAGTGGGTGTATCAGAGAAGTTATTGAAGTATGCACAGTAATCACGGTAAATATTGCTGTACGTTAAAGGAAATAGTAAATGGCTGAATCCTCAGTGAGAAACGGTAGAAATGGTGGCTGGCGCAAGTATTTCAAAGTGGCCGCAGGTGACGCCAACGGTCAACTGAGTCCGATATCCGGTCGCAACCAGTTTGGCATGCCTGGATACGATCGACAAAACGGCTATACCAACAACACTGGTACCGGAAATGACTTTGCATTTCGTAACTATGCCAGCAGACTGCCTGAAGTGTATTCGGGCCATCCCAACCGTATTGAACGTTACAACCAATACGAAAACATGGATCTTGATAGTGAAGTCAATGCCTGCTTGGACATTATTGCAGAATTCAGTACACAGAACAACACTGACAACAACACTCCGTTTGACATCAATTTTAAAGAAACTCCTACTGATCACGAAGTAGAAATTATTAAAAAACAGTTGCAACAATGGACCAAGCTGAACAAGCTGGACCAGCGCATGTTCAAACTGTTCCGCAACACCATCAAGTACGGCGATCAATTGTTTGTACGTGATCCAGAAACATTTGAAATGTACTGGGTTGACATGGTCAAAGTCAGCAGAGTCATTGTGAATGAAAGCGAAGGCAAGCGTCCCGAACAGTACATCATTCGTGACATCAACCCAAACTTTCAAAATCTCAGCATTGCACAAAAAACCACCAGCGACTACTATGTGAGTCGTAGCACAGGCAGTACAGGACAAACCAACTACTCAACTCCTAATGGTGGTGCAGGTGGTGGTGCCGGCGGCACAGTGGGCAACAGCAGATTTGCCCAGGCCATGAACGAAACCTGCGTTGATGCCAAGCACGTGGTGCATCTGAGTTTAAACGAAGGTCTTGATTACTTTTGGCCGTTTGGACAGAGTATCCTGGAAAACATCTTTAAAGTTTACAAGCAGAAAGAACTGCTGGAAGATTCAGTGTTGATCTATCGTGTAAGTCGTGCTCCAGAACGCAGAGTGTTTAAAATTGACGTGGGCAACATGCCTAGCCACATGGCCATGGCCTTTGTGGAACGTGTGAAAAACGAAATGCATCAGCGCAGAATTCCCACAGTGAACGGTGGCGGTGCAAATCTAATGGATGCTGCCTACAATCCACTCAGCATCAACGAAGATTACTTTTTCCCACAGACAGCAGACGGTCGTGGTTCTAGTGTAGATACTTTGCCTGGCGGTACAGGCCTGGGCGAAATTGACGATTTGAAGTATTTTAACAACAAGATGGCACGTGGTCTACGTGTGCCTAGTAGCTATTTGCCCACTGGCCCTGACGACAGCGACCGTGCAATGAATGACGGCAAAGTGGGCACAGCACTGATACAAGAGTACAGATTCAACCAATACTGCGAACGACTGCAACGTTTGATCATGCAGAAGCTGGATGACGAATTCAAGATGTTTATGAAATGGCGTGGATTCAACATTGACAACGGTATTTTTGACGTGGTGTTGGGTCCTCCGCAGAACTTTGCCAGCTATCGCCAAGCTGAAATGGACACCAGTAGAGTTGGCACATTCAGTACACTGGAACAGTTGCCCTACATGAGCAAGCGTTTCTTAATGGAACGTTATCTAGGCCTAAGTCAAGAAGAGATTGTGGAAAATGAAAAGCTCTGGCGTGAAGAGCGTGATCAGCCTGAACTCAACACCACACAAGGACAGGATCTGCGTAGTATCGGTATTACCCCAGCAGGTATGGAAGCAGACATTACCACCGGTGAAGAACTTGCAGCCATGCCGCCAGCTGGTGCTGCTGATCCTGGTGCCATACCCGGTGCACCACCTGGTCCAGGTACAGCACCTACAGCCGTTCCTCCGCCACCAACGGCATAAATACCTGTATGATTCTAAACGAACTTTACCAGCGTGAACCCGAAGGCTATCAAGATGTTGCACAAGACAACAGCCAGCCTCAAAAAGGCCAGTTGCGTAAAACTCGTTTGACACTACGGCAACTAAGTAAACTGCGTCAGATGAATGACGTAAGAACATTTGAGTACAAAGAAAAACTCAAAGACATTCGCAAGCAATATGCTCCCCCGGCTGTCCCTCCCAGCCTTTGACCCAGTCATAAATTAGTCAAATATACCATATTTGACGCTTAAATATGCTCATATTACTATTTCTGTGTAAGTAGTAAACATGAGCCATAACCCTTTGGAGGAATAATATGACATCAAAATTTGAACAGTTAATTGAATTCGTAATTAACGACGAAGAAGCAAAAGCTAAAGAACTTTTCCATGATATCGTAGTTGAGAAATCTCGCGAAATCTACGAAAGTTTAATGGAAGAAGAAGATGCTGAAGAAACTAAAGAAGTTGATGAAAGTGTTGAAAACGACGGCGATGCAGCCGACGATTTGATCACTGACGTTGAAACTGAAGAAGAAGGCATGAACGAAGAAGAAGAAGAATTTGACAGCGAAGAAGTTGCTGGCGACGATGCCGGTGACGAAGTTGAAGTAGACGCTGCTGACGAATTCGGTTCAGATGCCGATGCAGGCGAAGACAACATTGAAGACCGCGTGGTTGATCTTGAAGACAAGCTAGACGAACTAATGGCTGAATTTGAAGCCATGATGGGCGGCGAAGGCGGTGAAGAAGAAGAATTTGACATGGACGCTGGCGGCGACGCTATTGAAATGGACGACACATCTGAAATTATGCCAGAAATGGGCATGATGGAAGCTGTAAGTTTGTCTAAAGTGGCTCCTGCTAAAATGGGCGACGACGGTGCCAACACCAAAAGTATAGTGCCACATAACTCAGGTGCAAAAGGTATGGCTGCAAGTCCAGTTAAAATGACTGGTGACACTGCACAAGGCCGTCCTGCTCCATCTGTAAAAGACATGGGCATGACAACCAGTCCCAAGCAAGGTGCCGCACCTAAGCCAGTGACAACACAGGCTTCTGGCGTAAACACTAAATCTCCAGTCTAAGAGATTATGGCTCGTTACCTACAAGAACACTTGACATTCTCACAAGCGCAGGTAAAACTGCTGAGTGAGGATGCTCCTGATGGTTCTGGTAAAACCCTTTATATGGAAGGGATTTGCATTGAAGGCGATAAACGCAATGCAAATGAAAGAATATACCCTGCTCACGAAATTCGTAAAGCAGTTAGCACTATTAATGAACAACTTAAAAGTGGTAATTCGGTATTGGGAGAAGTGGATCATCCGGATGATCTTAAAATTAACCTAGACCGTGTGAGTCACATGATTGATAAAATGTGGTGCGACGGTGCTATAGGTTATGGAAAATTAAAGATATTACCAACACCAATGGGTCAACTGGTTAAAACCATGTTGGACAGCGGTGTTAGATTAGGTGTTTCAAGTCGTGGATCCGGAAACGTCGACGACAGGACAGGACATGTCAGTGATTTTGAAATAGTCACTGTAGATGTAGTTGCACAACCCAGTGCTCCAAATGCATATCCCACAGCAATCTACGAAGGACTCATGAACATGAAGTACGGTCATAGATTATTGGAAGTGGCACGTGAAGCCGGCGCGGACAACAAGGTACAAAGATATTTGAAAAGTGAAGTAGTAAAGCTAATCAAAGATCTTAAATTAAGGGAGGAATAAGCATGTTAGATGCTATTAAACCGTTACTTGATAGCGACTTGATCACCGAGGAAACTCGTCGAGAGATCAACGAAGCTTGGGAAGCCAAGCTGGTTGAAGCTCGTGAACAAGCTCGTGCAGAACTTCGTGAAGAGTTTGCACAACGCTATGAACATGACAAAACAGTGATGGTGGAAGCCCTAGATCGTATGGTAACAGATGGTCTCTCCGCAGAGATTCAAACCCTTGCAGCTGAAAAAGCGCAATTGGTTGAAGAT